CGGTCCCGTCAGAATCGAGGCCATGCCTGACATCGACCAAGCGCATTACTCGAGGATTGGCCAAACAAGCGTTCACAAGTTCGACCGCTGTAGTCTGCACAACCCCGCCCACCGTTTCCAACTGGATAGCGATTTCCCTGGCCGTGTGATTGACGCTGATCGCCAGATCATTGTCCCCTCCCGGGGCAGTGAGTGTTATTTCGATCCCGTCACCGGCAACGCCACCCTGCTTTGCTGCAAACTCTACAAGATTATCATTGACTGCCGCGCCGGTATCATCTATCGCAACTGCCGAGGTAGGGTTAGCCAAGACAACCTTGATCTGCTGCCCGTCGACCTTAACTTCAGCGACAGGGCTGCCCTTCATCTGGTCTTCAAACAAAAAGCTGATATCATTACCAGCCGCGCCCGGAGTGCCCGCAACGAGGTTGATAACAGTATCGTCTCCAACGTCACCGACCTGCAAGGACGCAGGGACCGCTGGCGTGGTAGGTGTGTAGATATCCCCGAGGCCGTCAATGCCGATCACTGCCCCGGCCAACGCCCAAACCCGGCCGTTCCTGACTTCAGCGCCCCCCTGGCTTGCAGCAATGCTGGCATGGACCTGAGCCGAGTTAAGCGTAACCCCGCCCCGGATCCATCGTAAATGCTGCGAATCTATGAAGGGCACGTTTCCAGCAATTACTTCCTGCTCAAATCTTAAATTATAACCGCCGCTCATTCTATTCACTCCCTAAAATAAAATATTAACCTTTTACTGTTCACCCTGGCCCGGTTTAGCCCAGGGATCGTAGTAATGCTTTGCCGCTTCTGCGTCAACGCCGGACGCCGCGGCAGTGTGTTCTTTTGCTAGCTTCTGGCCGATCTGCCATTCACTTAATCCAGACGGATCCCCGCCCGGACTTGAAGACGATCCGACCCCGCTGCCTTTCCCTTTAATAAGGTGAGGCTTGCTTTCAGCCAACTTCTTGATCGCTTCAGCGGCCCCTTCGACCTGGCCGGTCTCTTGATCGTAACCGATCCCGTCCTTCGCTGCCAGTGCAACCGCGTCACCGGGATCGATAAAATTCAGCTTCACTGCTTCCATCATTAAAGCCTGGGAAACTGCCTGCCCCGCGATCTTTTTGTCACTTGACGCCCGCGCTGCCTTTTCCTGGTTCAACTGGTCTTGTAACTTTTCGAGGTCAGTTTTCGACTTTTCGTCCGCTTCTTTTTTTGCTTTAAGTGCTGCTTCCATGTCCTTCTTGCTTTCATAGCCAAACTGCTTCGCGAGTTCGTCTAGCTTCTTTTTGCTTTCCCGTTCGACCCGAGACATAAATTCTCCAGCATTCTGGAAAACTGCGAACGGCTGATCTTGCTTTCCGGCTGATTTGGACTGATCGCCCGCGCCGCCGTCAGCGCCCCCGTCCTTACTGTTCTGATCGCCCTGGCCGCTGCTGCTGCCTGTACTGCCTGCCGCGGCAGTGCTGCCTGCTCCAGCGTCACCGGCTGAAGAACCGCCGCCGCCACCCTGGCCACCTGAATCATCCGGACTGTAATGAAGCACCCTAAATAACTTTACAAACATTTTTTATCATTCCTTCCTATTTTTGACTGGCAGTTTGTTTCTGCCCCCGGTTCACGCCTTAACCGTTTGGCCCTACAATATATGGAAAAAGCCATTGCGCAAGGCAATGACTATCTAGCCCAAATCTTTACCCCTGAAAGGTAAACTTCGATCAATTCGCTTTTTGTCATGGCAGCCCCGCCCTGGTCCTGCGGCACTGTCCCGGCTGCCCTGGCCACCTTCAACACTTCAGCCTTCTTCATTTTCTCCAACTGTGATTTCGTATAGACCGCAGGCTGGTCCTGGCCCCGGTCCTGGTCCGGCTGCTGCCCGGCCAGATCCCTGGTCCTGGTAACCTGCTTCAAGATCCTGCTTGCTTCACCTTTCGAAAGTTTGCCCGTCACGTCTTCACCCCTAACGTGAATCCCTGTTTATTGTATTATATCCTTTTTTTGTTAATAAGGCAAGGGGAATAAACATCTGTTTTTTTTACCCGGTTATAGGCTGCCCGGCTGCCCGGTATTTAGCCTGCAAGTCCTTCCACGCCTGGCCACCCGCGCGCTTCTTCCTGGCGAATGACTGTATAGATCCTGCGTCCTTCCCTAACCGCGAATAATAGCGCGAGTGCTGGTTGCGCAACGCGGCAAGCCTGGCATTTTCGCGCTGTGTAGCGTCGTAGGCCGCCTTTTCGCGCCTGGACCTGGGATCCGCTTCCAGGTCTCGATTGCCGCGCCCTGTTTGCCTCTGGTCCCTTTTACTGTCATAATCTGGAATGTATATTGAGGCAACGTGGATACAGTTAGGGTGAACCGGGCAATAATCATCCCGCCATAATTCATACCTGCGATCGTCCTGATCGGTCGTATATACAAGCCCCTGCAATGGAGCGCATAATTCGCAGGTAGGATGATGCTCTGATAAATGGTAAAGCTTGAAGCCGCCTGCTTCACCCCTAACACGGGTAGCCGTGGTATACGCTTCCCGTGGTGTAGTCCGCAGGACCATGCTGCAATAACTGTCCAGCTTCCAGTGCCGCCCTGCAACGTCGACAAAGTGCGGTGAGCCGGTCCTGGCTAACAGATCCCTGGCCGCGCGCCGCTTTGCTTCGCGCAGCGATTCGCCCGTGAACATCTGATTAGCAGCCGCCTGTAAGCCGCGCTGCCGGTAAATATCTTCGATCCGACGGCCGACCTGCAAAAAGGCTGCGTCCGCTGATCGCCGCGCTGCGTAGGTGATCTGCTCAATCGCTGCTGTGTTCACCTTTGCAAAGTTCTGCCATTGCACCCGCGCGCCGACTTCCCGAGGTGTAGCGTATAAAGTGCTATCAAACGCGCGATCCCATCCTGACCGGTAGCCGTCAAAGGCGGCCTGATCAATATACCGGCCCGCTTCCCCGGACAATCTCTCAAGTTCTAACATGGCCGATCGGTAGGCCAGCCGAGCGTGGACCTCTGATCTGTGAGCGGCCCTTAGTTCTGCGATCTTCCGTTCGATCGCCTTCACGCCGTCTTCGAATACTTCAGCCATAAGCGCGGCAGACATATCCCCTGCCAGCGCCCGGTCTGGGATAGCCATTATTGAATAACGCCCCTTTCCTTCAACCTGCTATATACTTTATCGACGGCCCCGGCCAGACTGTAATCCGCTGCCTGCTGCCCGGTATGGCAAACGTGCCCGGCCGTTACAAGCCAGTGCCAGCGCCTGGCCCCTTCCGGNAAATCAACCCTTACAAATGAAGCAGTGATTACCAGGCTCCAATCCTGCTGCTCTAATTNCTTTAATTGCTCATTCACTTCAAGATCCCCCCTGGTCCTGATTATTCGCCCGCGGCAGCGTCACCGCGCCCGCCTGCTCCACCTTCACCGGCCCCCCGGACCATATCGATCAACCGATTCCGATCCGTGGTATCCTCTGGCCGTCCCATGTCTCCAGCCTCTTCAGCGTCGATCGCGGCAACTTCGTCTTCAAGGTCCTTCCCTTCGATCCCGTCAAGCCGCCTGACTGCGGATCGGACGCTGGAGGTAGCTTTGCCGCCGGTCCTGGTGTTTTCGATCTCGGACTGCTCTTTAGGATCGTCCGGGATCCCGTCAGCCCACTCCCTGCGCAGGTCCGCGTCTTCAGGCGCGCCCTGGACCCCGGCTGCCCGGTCCAACTCAAAAGCCCGCTGGAGCGTATATTCGATCGCTTCGTCGAAATACAATTTTTTCCTGTTAATTTTTGCTAATAGCCGCAGCAACCTAAATTTTAACGCCCGGCCCGATTCGGCTGCCCCGCGCTTGCCAAGCCCGAAAGCGTCAGGGCTGGTTTCGCTGACTAAAAACGCCATTTCGAGCAATTTATCAATATGAGCAAAGGCCGCGTTGAGTTGTGCGTCCCATGTCAAATATTTAGGGAGATCGCCGCCGACTGTCTGATCCTTCCGGTCGACTTCGATAGCCTCCAGGTCCTCTTTTTCAATATAATACCGCTGCCTGGTATCGTCCCATTTCATAATGCCAGGCGGCAGGATCAGCTTTGGGCTTTCGTGCTTATCAAGGACCCGTGAAACCCTGGAAACCCGGTTATTCATTTCGTCAAATATCGATTCGAGATCATAATAATCTGATAACCCGTAGAATTCGTCTTCGAGCCGTAAATTCGGCACATGGCAAAAAAGCAATTTATCGATCCCGGTTTCCTGGTACTCTTGAAGGTTAGCATATTCTGGAAACACGTCCAGCTTCATCCGCTGCGAGATCGTCCGGCCGTCGTGATCCATTAAATATAACTCATTTTCGATCCGCCCCGGTAGCTGCCGCTCTATTCTTAAATATTCGCGATCGGTCGGCCCGCCCTTGATCCCGCTATGGCCCTGTTTGATCCACCCGAAGACGCCACCTTCCAGGCCCCTGATATTATCCTGGCCAATGATCGGGTAAAAGATGGCAGGGGATACTGCTTCGATTATGGATCGCGGCTGCACCTGGTCCTGGTTCGCCCTGATCCCGTGGCGCACCTTATAAATGACTTCACCGCGCCACGAGCAAGATAATGCCATTTCATAATTAAGCGTTCGCACCCTGTTTGTGGTGACTAAATCGGTCAGGTAAGTTTGTTCCGGGCTTTCCGGATCCCCGATCGACAGTCTCACTGGTTCACCGAATAACATATCAGCGGCAACCTTGCTAAGCAATCCGGCAAAGTTGCATACCACGTAAACCATCCCTTTATCAACTTCTTTTTCCAGCCATGATTGCACGCGTGGCCAGACGTCCTGGTGACGGCCCTTAAAAAGCAACCGGCAACGTCTATAATTCTCCAGCCGTGTAATATGTTCCTGGTCCTCTGGAGGCCAGTGATCATAACTGTTAACGCCGATCTTCACTTCGACAGCCATTATAAGCGATCCCCTTTCGTCCTCTCATTTTCCTTATTTTAGCATATTCTTCGACTTTGTGCTTCCGGCCCGGCAAGCCCGGCAGCCCGGTTCGCGTTCGCCCCGGCCCTGGTCCTGGCCGCTTTTCTTACTCTGAAGCACGAATGACTGGTCCGGCCACCACGATCCGACCTGCGAGTGATTCATAAATGAAGACTGGTCCGGAGCCGGGCGAACAACCGTTCGGTTTACATAACGCGTCTTACAGTTAACGCTGCCCCGGTCCTTCCACCCTGGACCAAACAAGCGTTCAAAGTATTTTTCATGGTCCGGATCCGTCGACGGGCCGCTGTAAGGCTTATATGACATTTTTTACCACCCCGCAGGTTTCCGGCCAAGCGCCCGCGCGCCGCCCGTGGACCTGGCCATTTTATTAATTGCTTGAGTTGCCGCGTCAAACTGATCATCGTACTGCCCGGTAGGGGCCGCAGCGCACTCCGATATAAAGTCCTGGACCCAAGGCGCGATAGCCGGGTGCGGCAAGTATACATTGCCTGCTTCGACGTCTGCTGCAATAGCATGGCCGCGTGCCTCTTTTGAGCCTAAAGGTTCAACCGGCACGATCCCGCTGATCTTCCTCTTCAGCGTGGAGATAACGGCAGGCCCGTTCGCTTTGTCTTCGATCCATATAGGCCGCGCCAGGGGCCACTGTTCGGACAGCTTTTCGACTGCCTTCACCGACGCCGGGAAGTCTCGCTTCTTCCGGTCCTGCTCTAATAAAAACATATCCGCTGCGGACCTGGCCCAGACCTGGCCGACAACAAAGCTGCTTTCGAGTTCGTCCTTAAATGCCAGATCCCATGATTGCGCGGTCATGTCCATATGATCGGGCAGCGCCCTGGCCTTCTTTTCAACCCAGTATTCGCCGCCTGCTTCATTCGTAACCCGCCAGCGGACCGGCTGCAACTGATCAACCTGGTCCGGCCTGCACCAGAAAGCCCACCAGTGCCGCTTAAGGATCGCGCCTTCTTCAGCGGACGGCCGCTGCTGATAAAGTGCATTCCAGGCCCTGGATCCGACCTCTTTTTTTCGCCTGATAGCCCACTGCTGATCAAAGCCATATCCTGGCCATAGCGGCTGCCCTTCTTCGCGCCCGAGCGGATCGTCTTCTTCAGCCACCGCGGGCAACGAAACCACTTGCCAGGATTCCGGATCCACGTCCCTGCCCGCTGCCCCTGGATCTTCGTACTCGAGGATCCGGCCGACGAGATCGTCTTCGTGCCAGCGCGTAAGAATGATGATCACTGCCGCGCCCGGCTGCAACCTGGTCAAAAGTGTATTTTGCCATTCAGCCCAGATCATTTCTCTATACGTCTTCGAGTCCGCTTCTTTTCTATTCTTGATTGGATCGTCGATAATGAGCAGGTCCGCGCCTTCACCCGTGATACTGGAGCCGATCCCGGCTGAAAGCATACCGCCCCTGTGTTCTGCAACGCCCCAGTTAACCGCGCTGAAGTTCACTGGATCCACCTGGACGCCGAAGACGTCCCGGCCAAATTCCTGGATCTTTTGCCGGTTAGCCCGCCCAAAGCGCCGGGCCAAACTGCCGCTATAGGATACGCAGATCACGCGCCGGTCAGGGTCCTTCCCGATAAAATATGCCGGGAAAGATTCAGTAACTGTCATTGACTTGCTATGCCGTGGAGGCATGGTCAAGATGAGCCTGGTAACTTCCCCGGTCTCTATTTTTTCCAGCCAATCACAAATAAACTCTGTATGAACCGCGGGCCAGTATTGCCCCCTGTGAACGTACTCCAGAAAAAAACTGAAGTGCTTATTCGCGAGGGCCCGCTCCAGATCGCGATCTGTAATTCCTTCTAATACGTTCAACTGCTGATTCATCATTAAGGATCTCCTGGACTATATAATAGGTGTCCCCTGCCTTGCCCGGTTCGCCGCTTTCCATATGCAAGGGTTCGCCAAGTGCCAGCCTGCCGACGCGCTGCAACCGCTCCAGGGCCATTGTAAGCCGGTTTATTTCGCCAAGTGTCATCACGTCTTGAACGGTAAGATCCCGGCCTTCAGCTTTTTGCAGCTTCCTTTGTGCGATCAAAAAATGCCCCTGTATATGTGAGACCGCGGACGCCACGATCTTGTAAATGTCCAGATCGAAGCGCGCTGCTTCCTTCGACAACAGGTCGACTTTTTTCTCCTGCCGCTGTTGCTCCAGCCGCGCTTGCCAGATCTCCCTTTGGTCAGTCCATCCTTCTTTAGCCGCCCTCTGGCTGATCGTGGATCGGCTGATTCCATGCTCTTCAGCCAGCACGAAACTGGAAGGATAATAAAGCCTGCCGTCCGGTCCCTGGACGCCTTCGACGTATTGCGCCCGGATAAAATCCCAAAGCCCCTGGTCAAACTTGCTGCAGGACTGGTTTTTATTATTGCCTGGCGTCTTGCCTCTTTTTTCCCGGTTCAACCTTAATTCAGCGGGCACTGGCGGCAGTGGCACTCTGTTAGGGGCCTTCTTCCCCTGGTCCGGTCCTTTCGTGTTATCTTGAGCCATAACCTAATCGCCTCTTATTCGATAATTGATAGATAATATTCGCCGCGCCCGATAAAAGGTTCAGTGTGCCCGCCTGCCTGCTTAATTCGCCTTAATAACTGTTCTTTATTTTTTGAGTGCTTCCACTCGAATAATTCGCGCAGCCCCTTATACCAAACGCTGTTAGAATCCGATCGCCAGGGCTGGTTATGGTGAACGGCAATGAAAGCGCCGGTCTTCAACCTTGCTATTAACGGCACGACGGCAGGATCCATATAATCGAGGGACCATAAAGCGATAGCGTGCTGAATCGCGCCCCGGTCCTGGTTCACGCGTGCCGCTTCGGCCTGCTTATAGCTTAAATACTCTTCGGCCGTCCCGAGATGATAAAGGTCCTCTGGAAACTTCCACGCTGCCCGCAGCAGCATGTCCTGGCAAGGTTCAACGCCGGTATAACGCACGCCCTTAACGCCGCTTAACAGTTCGCGTCCCAGGCCGGTCCCGGATCCGAGGTCCAGGACCTGGTCTCCTGGCCGGACGTATTTTTCAAGTGTGGCCCTAACATAAATGTTCTCTAACTGGTGAGCCAGGGTTGAATAATCTTGATCGTATGTCTCCACGCGCTGCCTTGCTTCGTACTCTGCGATCTGGTGTTCTGGCACTCCAGCGGCCATTGCCTGATCATGCCAGGTTAGACTTTTTGACGTAGTGCGCATGGCCGCACTCTGGACAGTAGATCGTGACAAGTCCGTCACTGCTTCCAGCCCCTTTCAGTTTATCGCCTGGATCCTGGTCCTGCTCTGGTCCTGGCTGATTAATAATAACCTGGTCCTGGTCCCGGTCCGGCAGTTCTATTTCCGGTAGTGGCCGCAACTCGAGATCGTCCAACTCAAAATCACTAAATCCGATCTTGATCATGGTTGACCGGTCAACGCCGCGCCCTAACTCTTCCCCGAGCCTGCGAGGATCCCACCTGCTGCCTTCTGCTATTTTATTATCGACAAGCCTAAATTCTTTTATTTGTTCAGGCGTCAAATGGTCCAGGACGATCACGTCTATTTTTTTGTGCCCGAGGGCCTTCAATGCTTTAAAGCGCAGGTGCCCCGTCACTATAACGCCGTCCTGGTCCACGCTGATTAATTCCTGGTAACCGTAGCGCTCTATGCTTTCCTTCATTGCTTCGAGTGCGTCCTGATTGTCCCGTGGATTGCGCCAGTAAGGCTTTATGCTTTGCACGTCGACCTGCTGCACCCTGTCATTATTTACCATGTTAATTTTTGTCATTTTAATAAAACCCCTTCGCGGACTTTTTCGACACTGCGAACCCGGCCCCGCAGGCCTGGCAGATCATTGAATAAAGATCGTCTTCGACCTGCTGCACCTTTGAAGAATATACACTTTCCTGTTTTTGTGTTATTTTCTGAAAGTCCTCTTCTTCGTATACGGCCCTGATATCAGCGGGCTTTAAGAAAAGGTCGATTTCGTATTCTTTAAAACCGATCAGCCCGGCAATGTCCCGGACTTCGCGGATCTCCATGCTCAGCCGGTCCTGGTCCCAGTCGGCTATTTCAGCCACTTTATTATCAGCGATCCTGTATTCGCGCTTCAACTCTTCCGATAAGCCCACGGCCCGCAGTGCCGGTATAACTTCCAGATCCAACTCTTCAGCGGCCGTCAATCTGGCGTGCCCTGTAATGAGTACATTGTTTTCGTCAATGACAACCGGGATATTAAAGCCGTGCCGTTTAATAGTCTGGACCAGGTCCTTTATATTATTATGGATCCGTGGATTGTTTTTATACCTCTTAACGTGAATTACAGGGATCAGTTCTATGGCCATAATTCCACCGCCTTATTAATATTATACACTATGCTAAGTTTTTACTGCCAAACTTTTCCTTATACTTTTCCCAGGTTATTAGCTGGTCCTTCACCGGAGCGTCCAGCCCGGCCTGCCAATCAACTGCCAACGGATCGCCGTCAAGTATGAACCAGGCCGCCGTCCTTTTTACTGGAGGGCAATGGCCGACTGTTGACGATCGCGGCAAAGCGTGTTCAGCCAGCGAAGGGACCGTGACCATAACCGGGATCCCGGTATAGGCCACGTAAGCACTATAACGGCCGTCAACTGACCAGTTAGACTTTTTAAAATACTGGTCCTGCCATGCTAAAAAGTCCCTTGCCATGTCAACCGGCCAGGCCATTGCTTGCGCCCATATATTAACTTGAGTATAGACCCAGGACTTGCCTGCTGCCCTGGCCCGTTCGACTGCTTTCCCGGCAACGTGGAAAAAGGCGATCGGAGGGGCCTGGCCTGCTGTAGCTAAAGGGGATCGGCCGTTATCACGGGCCGAAGGGGAAACGAAGCATGAGATCACCTCTTCCACTGCCTGCCGGAAGTTTTTTGATACTGAAATATCATCACAAAGGATCAGTATATACTTTTCGTCCTTAACATTTTCAAGTGCCAGATTAAACGCGCCGCGCCCCCCGGACCAGCACCCGCGCCTGATATTATCGACGTGGAGCAATGTCCCTGGTCCGACCTGGTTTTTTAACCGATCTGCCATAAGTTTACGCTCTTTTACTGTGAAAATAACGGGCAAGCAATTATTCGCCTTTTTTGTCATTTTTTCCCTCTTCTTCCCATATTTTTAATTTATGAAACTTCTTCCTGACGTGGTGATCTTTCCGGCAGTGAAGTTCAGCCTGGGATCGCGCCCCGTCTAACATGGCCTTTCGTCTGGCCGCGAGCCTGCTTCCTTCGTCTCCTGGTGTGTAAGTGTGTTTAGTGCTATACACCCCGCGCCGCTTCCACTGGTAGGCAGGCGTCCCGTCCTGTTTTTGTGTTTTTATCAACTGGCCTGCAAACTTATAATCACTCACTGCCCCCGCCGTCCTTTTCCTTTTTCGTAAACTGGCCGTAGCCGCCGCTGCCGTCGAAGTCCTGCTTATACTTGATCTGCCTGTTTGTTTCCCAGGCCCTGCGATAATCGACATTTTCAAACAGTTTGGAAAATCCTGTAATATGCTTAAGCCGGACCAGTTCTTCAGCTTCCATCCCTAATTCAGCGGCAATGTCCGAATCGGACCATCCTTTTTCTAATAATGAGAAAACCATGTTAGCCATGCCATTGACCTGGTGCTTTCCCCTGGCCCTGTTATGTCTGATCGTCGATGCCATCCGATCGTTCAGCGGTTTATCAAGGATCGCCACCGGCAAATGCCCCTTAACTTTATCAAATATATCCTGGTGAGCGCGCGCGACCGAGTACCTGTGAAAGCCGTCAACTATAACAGCCCCGTCCTGGCCCTGCTTCACGGCAACGATCGGTTGAGTGTAGCCGTCGTGATTAATGCTGACATATAACAAGGCCATTTCGTTTTTAGCTACCCTGTTTGGATTGTAATCGTTAGCCGCTATATTATCAACTGGCAGCCACTGGACGGCAGCCACCGGCTGATCTTTAAACGGCCCCGCCGCAGCAATGGTCCTGGTTAACTCATTGACGCGCCGCGCCTGGCCTGCAACGTCCCGGCCTGCTGCAATATACTTTTCTATGGCCCTCTTCAGGTCCCGGTCCATATCACCGATCCGCCCCTAACTTCCAGAAATAATTATCAAGCGCCACTCTCATATTGTCAATTTTTACCATTTCCCTGTCATTCGCCGCTATGCTGTAAGCATGGACCTTCCATGCCTGATTTTCTAAAGTGTGAGTATTATACTGCTGATCTAATTCGCCGTAAAGCCGATCGTCCCGGTCAAATTTTTTCTTGAACTTTTCCTTAAGCCCCTGGTCCTGGATTAGCTTTTCGAGCAAAAAGTCCCTGTATTCGCGCCAGTCCGGAAACATATCCGGCAACTCCGAAGGGAAAAAGTCGGCCCGGCCGAACTTTGTTAAGCTGTCCAGCCCCTGGACCCGCTCTAAAAACCGGTCGTAAGTGTCAGGTTCAAATTCCTGCATGTAAAACATATTCCATATAGCCGTTTCATGAATTAACGCGCTGCAGCGCATATCCTTTGTTTTTATACCGATCCTGTATTGTATATCGTATAATTCATTATAAGGCCACTGGTTAGAATGGATCGCTTTCCAAACGTCCGAATAACTCCAGTCATAAATAGGATAAAATGTATAAAAGTCCCTGCCAAGCCCCTTGCCCCAGGTTATGTCCTTGTAAGATATCCGGCCCGTCAAACCGGACGATCGCGCGAGATTCTCTTCAGCGCGCATCCCTGAAATCCCGCAGCCGGACGGCCAGAAGTGGGTGCTGGCCAGGTTATTAAATAACGGGTAAAAGCGATCGGTTTTATAAATATTATTATGGACTGCGATCGGATCCTTTTCCCGGATCCACTGGCCCCGCTTTTCCGGATCCCAACAGTGCAGCCATGTCTGATCGTAACTGGAAGCATTGCTCAATATAAACGGCACTTGCAGCCAAACGGGATCCACGTCCTGCCTATACATGATCGATCTGACATGGTCCGCAGTGCATTGCCATTCAGCTTCTTGGTCAATCCAGGCCACCGGCAATGGCAACCGGTCCAACTCCCTGGCCACTTCCAGCGTCAGATTAAAAACCACTGTCGAATCCTTGCCGCCCGAGTGCCAGACCCAAACGCGATCAAATTCGCTGAACAGCCAGCGGATCCGCTGCTTCGCTTCTTCAAATACATTATTCGCCTTATACACTCTCAAAGAATCCTTGCCCACTGGCCCGGCCCCCTAACCTGCCCCTGGTATACACTATTTAAGTGCTTTCAATACCGGGATCGAAAAAGACCCCTTCCACTTCCAGCGCCGCTCTATTAAAACATACTCTTCAACCTCTGCCCGGTTTATTATGCTGATCTCCCGGCCCGGATCTTCATAATGAAACATAGTCCAGTAATAATACTGGCCGCTGATATAATACCGGTCCGGCCGGGTAAAATAATAGCCCTTAAAGCCAAAATCCCTGATAAATTGCGCCGCGGCAATAAGCAGGGGCTTTTCCTGGTCCGGGATCGCTTTAATATGTCTGTAATAATGAGGGCATTTCAAAGCGTAGGTCTTTGCAAAGGTCCAGCCAACCGAATTGACATAATCATCAAACTTCGATTTAGTTTTTATCTTTTCCATTTTTTGCCATCCTTTCAGCTTCAAAAAAAATGCGCCCCTGGCCGTCACGCGGCAACAGGGGCAAAGGTCAAGCTAACTTGGAGGTTTGGTACATGGAACTATGGCAAAGTCAAGGCAAACTTTTATTATTCAATTATGGCCCCTGTGTCCCCTTAACTTGATAATAACATACCCTGGCCATAAAGACAAGGGTAAAAAATTATTTTTTTAAGGGTCCATTATCCCGATCTGCTGGTCTCTAACTTTCCCGGTATTAAACCACTTGATCACCGGATCGCCCTGGAAACCCTTTTCCCAAACAAACCAGCTATAAGCCATAGCGCCGGACGTCAAACCGTCCTGATGTATTTTTTTAAAATCGCCGTTCTTAGCACAAACAAACCGCAGGACTGAAACATAAACCACCCGCGGAGGGGCCACCCTGAAAAGTGCAAACCGGTCCTGACTTTCCAGGAAAAGCGTCCTTAAAAACATGGCCACCTTGCCCCCGTCCTTCACATACCGAAGCGCCCGCTTAACGAAAGGGACGGCCAGGGTAAAAGGGGGATTCGTTATGATGTCCCCTGGCCAGGCCCCTTCAATGGACTGGCCGGTATAGGCCAGAAAATCTAAAACGCCGTCCCCGTAACCGCGATCAATAAGGTCAGTGCTGTAAACTTCATAACCGTAAGACTTCAATGGTTCGGAGATGTGCCCCTTTCCGCAGGCCGGTTCCCAGATAGGATTGGTAAAACATTCTAACTCTGTTAATAAATGAGTTGCCCGCGGAGGTGTAGCGTAAAAATCATCGGTAGCCCTGGGATCGCCGGTATGAATCGACGATCCCAAAGTCCGGATCCCACCTGGTAAATCAGCCATTAGTACCCCGCCTTTTCGCAACCGGTATATTTTTGTATTTGCCCTTGCTCTTTTTATGAGCCAGGATCTTCCCGGTCGATTTGTCTATCTTGACCCATCGATCTATTTTAGGATTGCGGACCTGGACGATCTCGGGCTTTTTACTTGCCATTTTCCCAGACCCGGTCGACTTCTTCAACCCAGCGGCCGATATCCGGCCCGCTGCCCTTCTCTAACTCCCGGAAGCCTGCTTCATCAGCGGCTGCCAAGCGCGCCCGCTCTGAAGCCGGTTCAACCTGGCAAACTGGATCCGGCTGCCGCCTGGACTTTTCCTGCTTCGACTGCCGATCCCAATCCCTGGCGAACGCTTGCAGCTTTTCAAAGTCCGATCTCTGGTCCCGGTCCTTCCGGTCCGGGGAAGGCCAAGCCCGCCGCCTGGCCTTTTCAACTTCACTGCGGGGCCAGCCAACTTCCCCGGAAGGTGTATCCGTCCCCTGACAATCATTAAACTGGTCCCGTGGACACCCTGAGCAAGCGTGCGAGCCGAAGTCCTGGTATGCTTCGCACGCGATCGGCTCTTCAACAGATAAAACCAGATCGCCCTGGTCCTGGGAAACGAAGATCCGGCAGGGCTGATCAATGTTCACGACGATCGGATCGCCTTCACCCGGCCCGGCCGCTTCCATGTCTTCACCCGGCCCGTCCGCTTCCATGTCTTCACCCGGCCCGTCCGC